TAAAAGACTTTTTAGGTTCTAACAAAGTACAACTGCGTAAGTTTTTAGAAAATATTAAAGCCACAGAAACTAAACTTAATGGTCGTATCAACGCAGATACGATTCTATTAAAAGTTTTATAGTTCAATTAGCATAAATACTAGAAACAAAGGTATTTAACTAATGGCTACAATCAAATCAAATCTTACTGCTAATTTATCTGTAACTACAGACAGTCTATTTGACCCTAATACAGGGACAGGTGCGGGTCCTATTGCATTTGACGACAGTTTATTAATAACAGAAAACAAATTACGTAATGACATCATTGACTATATTAGATTACAATTAGGTGATGGAATTATCGATATTGAGGCAGACGAAGAACACTATAACAGTGCTATCGAACAAGCATTTAATCGCTATAGACAACGCAGTGCCAATAGCGTTGAAGAAAGTTATGCCTTTTTAGATATACATCCTGAAACTCAAGAATATATATTACCAACAGAAATTATGAATGTTCGTGCTATATATCGTCGTGGTATTGGTTCAGTAACAGGTACAACTGCTAGTCAGTTTGAACCATTTGCTTCAGGCTACTTAAACACCTATATGCTAGTAGCAGGACGTGTTGGCGGACTTGTAAACTACGAATTGTTCACAGGTTATCAAGAACTTGCTATGCGTATGTTTGGTGGGTATATTCAATATACATTCAATAAAGTTACTAAAAAACTTACAATCACAAGAAAGATTCCTTTCTTTGGACAAAATTATAATGAAGGTATCAGCGAAAGTGTTCTATTGCACGTGGACAATCAAAAACCAAATGTTATGTTACTCAATGATCCTTTAGTTTATCCATGGATTCAAGACTATGCTTATGCTTTAGTAAAACGCACAATTGGTGAAGCACGTGAAAAGTTTGCTACAATCAATGGCCCAGGTGGCGGAACAACATTAAATGGTACAGCACTTAAAGCAGAAGCCAACGAATTATTAGCTCAATTAGAAGACGAATTAAGAAACTTTGTAGATGGTGGAACACCATTAACTTGGATTACTGGCTAATAATTAGTTGACAACGATTTAAAATCTGTTGTAAAATGTGTTTATCAACTAAGGAGTTCAAATGTCAAAAATTATAGGTATCTGCGGTTTCATGGGCAGTGGTAAAGACACCATTGCTGATTATCTTGTTAACGTTCACGGATTTAAAAGAGAAAGTTTTGCCAACAGCCTTAAAGATGCTGTTGCGACCACATTCAATTGGGATCGTGAAATGTTAGAAGGACGATCAAAGCAGAGCCGTTTGTGGCGAGAACAAGTAGATGCGTGGTGGGCTAAACGCTTAGATATGCCTAATCTTACTCCTAGGTGGGTTCTACAATACTTTGGTACAGAAGTAGTTCGTAACGGATTCCATGATGACATGTGGATTGCTAGTTTAGAAAACAGGCTAGCACAATCAACAGACGACATAGTAATTACAGACTGTCGTTTCCCTAATGAACTAAAAGCAATACGTGCCGCTGGCGGACAATGCGTTAGAGTTAAACGTGGTCCAGAACCACAGTGGTATGATGCGGCTGTACAATACAACAAAGGTCCTAAGCGTAATATGACTTGGGCTCTAAGTAGAGGACAACTAGAGGATCAACAGATACATCCTAGTGAATATAGTTGGGTAGGCCAAAAGTTTGATGCTGTACTAGACAATGATTCTACATTAGATAAATTATACGAACAGGTTGAAGTATTTTTAGATCTTATAAGTCCGGAACAAGATCACCTTGTATCCAACCTAGATCTGATTTAGACAATTCAATTTGACAATTAGCACAAACAGTTCTAAGATTAATATAATTAGTGTTGTTTAGATCACCGTCTATATGAAACACAAAAAAATGTTCTTTTAGTTTAGATTCAAATCCACATTTTTCACAACGCAATTTCTTTTTATATCCGCTAGTTTGCCAGTTAGCTCTAGGTATAGGTATGCCCTTTTTTCTTCTAATACAACTGTCGCATCTAGTTCTAAAGTAAGTAATAGAACCACGTTTATAATTAATAGCAGACGGTTTTTTACCACATGCTTGGCATAAAGGACGCTTTTTCATATAGTTATTTATAGCGAACCTTTTAAAGGGCACCTAATTACGTCATTTTCCGACAAAACTTATAAATATATGAAAGTATTACTTATTAAGTTTAAAGGATAGAGACTATGGCATTAATATCACCAGGTGTACAAGTAACGGTTATTGACGAGAGCCAATATCAACCAACCGCACAAGGTACGATACCTTATATTTTACTTGCTACCGAACAAGACAAACAAAATCCAAGTGGATCTGTAGCTACAGGTACAACATCATCAAATGCTGAAAAACTAGTAACTGTTACTAGCCAACGTGAATTAGTGAGCCTATTTGGTAGTCCTAATTTTGTTGTTGATTCTTCAGACAATCCAATTCATGCACATGAATTAAATGAATACGGATTGTTGGCCGCTTACAGTGCATTGGGTGTAGCAAACAGAGTTTACATACAACGTGCAGATGTTGACTTAGAACAATTAACAGGAACAAGTATTCGCCCAACCGGCAACGCGGTTGATGGTACTTACTGGTTAGATATTGATACTACTAACTGGGGTATTTACGAATGGGGTGAAAATGGTTTAGAATTAAAAACACCATTGATTATCACTGACAGTACTTATTTAAGTAGTGGTGTACCTATCAGTTCATATGGTGCTATTGGTTCCTATGCTATAGTTGCTACAAGTTCTTATAATCCAGTATATTTTAAACGTTACGACAATACTTGGGTATTAGTTGGTACTGATGATTGGAGAGCAGGTGTTGAAATTATTAGAGGTGCTATTTCTAATCCAGGTAACCTGGTAATTGGTGATAAAATGGTACTTAACGGTACAAATATTACAATTACTGGCGACACTGTAGAAGGAGTTGCTAGTGATATTAATTCAGCGGCAATTACAGGTATTACTGCTAGTGTTTACTTCTCAGGTGAGTTACAAATTTATGCTGATAGTACAGCGGCAAGTACAGGCAATGTTTCATTACCAGATGGTAAATTAACAATTGAAAAAGGTACAGAAATTGGAGGCAATGATTGTGCTGTTAAATTAGGTTTATTTGATAGTACATTAGATGGTACAGCAAATACTAAAACAATTAATGGCCCTACTATCCAATTTAGTTCATACAGAAATGTTCCAGCATGGAGAACCAGTGATGTAACTCCAAGACCATGGGGCAGTGTATGGTTTAAAACATCAGCAACTGGAAACGGTGCTAACTGGGCAGTTAAAGAATATGATTCTAATTTAGATTCATGGGTAAGTCAATCTGCTCCGCTATATGAAGATGACAATGCCGCTATCTACGGACTAGATCCAGTAGCAGGTGGTGGTTCATTAGAAGTTGGCTCATTGTATATCAGATACGATGCACTTGCTGATTCAACAGGCACATTTAAATTATTTAGAAAAAATAGTTCAGGTTTACTCAAAGTAACTGGCACAACACCATCATCACCATTTGTTTTAACTCCAGGTGATGAATTTATTATGGAAGTTAGTGTTCCAGCAAGTGATGTAACAAATCTTGCCACAATTACTTTAAGTGGATCCACAGCACAAGATTTAGTTGGTGATATTTTAGCGGCACGTTTAGAAAACATTGTTGCTACAGTTGAATCAAGTGGTGCTGTAAGTATTAGTCACTTAGCTGGCGGTACTATTAAATTTACATACGTAACAGGTACACCATTATCAACAGTAGGTATTATCAATGACGCTAGTATACAAACAATATCAAGTGGTAGTGTATACCTAGCAAGTCCATGGAGAGCATTAACATATACATATTCTTCAACAGCACCATACAGTAATCCAGCTGATGGTACATTATGGTACTATAATACAGCATTAGAAGCTGACATCATGATCAATGATGGTTCAGGTTGGAAAGGTTATAAAAACGTAGCAAATGATGCTCGTGGGTATGATCTTAGTAACACTGATGAGTTAGGTCCTATATTCTCTGCAACACAACCAACTACACAAGTTGGTGGCGGACAATTAGCCGCAGGTGAGTTATGGATTGACACCAGTGAATTAGAAAATTATCCAGTGATCCGTCGTTACAATGGCGCAACATGGGATCTAATTGATAACACCGACCAAGTGACAACAGATGGTATCCTATTTGCAGATGCACGTTGGGATACAGATGGAACTTCAGATCCAATCGTTGACGACATAGTTAGTATAGCTGATTTACAATCAAGTAACTATATTGATGATGATTGCCCAGACTACAGATTGTATGCTCGTGGTACATTATTGTTTAATACACGTCGTTCAGGTTATAACGTTAAACGTTTTGAAAGTGAATGGCATGTAGATGCAGATGTAGTTCCATCAGTGGTTGCATCATGGGTATCTTCAAGTGGCAATGACCCGCTTGGCGTACCATACATGGGCCATAAAGCACAACGTAACGTTGTTGTTGAAGCAATGAAATCTGCTATTGAAAGTTCAACAGCTCTACGTGAAGAACAAGTTCAGTTTAACTTAATAGTTGCTCCAGGCTATCCAGAGCTAATCCAAAACATGATTACTCTAAATAATGATCGCAAAAATACAGCATTTATCATTGGTGATAGTCCATTAGATCTTAACTCTAGTTCACAGAGTATCCAAACTTGGTCAGCAAATGAAAATCTTGCACTTGACAATGGTCTAAATGGTCTAGTGTCAAGAAGTGAATATCTTGCTGTTTACTACCCAAGTGGATATGCAACTAACTTAGATGGTGAATCAGTGGTTGTTCCAGCATCACATATGATGTTAAGAACATACATCAGAAGTGATAACGTAAGTTATCCATGGTTTGCACCAGCTGGTGTACGTCGTGGCTTAATTGACAACGTTACTTCAATTGGTTATGTTGATACAACTGATGACAATTTATTCCGTAGTATTGGTGTTACAGAAGGTCTACGTGATGTTCTTTATACAAATGACGTTAACCCATTAACAGTATTACCAGGTGTAGGTTTAGTAGCATACGGTCAAAAAACACGTGCTTCAATGGACTCAGCTATGGATAGAGTTAATGTGGCAAGACTAATTGTTTACTTAAGAACAGTGCTTGACAGTGTAGCAAGACCATTTATATTTGAACCAAACGATACAATTACTCGTAACCAAGTAAAACAAGCGTTTGAAGCAGTATTAAATGACGTAGTTGCTAAACGTGGTATCTATGACTACTTAGTAGTTTGTGATGAAACAAACAACACACCAGATCGTATTGATAGAAATGAGTTGTATGTTGACATCGCAATTGAACCAGTTAAAGCAATTGAGTTCATTTATATTCCAGTTAGATTGAAAAACACAGGCGCTATTGCCGCTGGATTATAAAAGATAATATACGCATATAATGGGGAACTATAGTTCCCCAAGTATGCAAGACAAAAATAGGTAAATATATAAAAGAAAGTATTAAAAGGACAATAAAATGGCAACATCATCTTTGAGTAAGTTTACAGTTCCATTGAGTACAAACCAGAGTGCATCAGCACAAGGTTTGTTAATGCCAAAATTAAAGTTTCGCTTTAGAGTGAACTTTGAAAATTTTGGTGTTAGTCAGCCAGCAACAGAACTTACAAAACAAGTAATGGATTTCAAAAGACCAACATTAACATTTGATCCTGTAGAAATTCCTGTTTATAACTCACGTGTGTACTATGCTGGTCGTCCAGTGTGGGAAGTTGTTACATGTCAATTGCGTGATGACGCAGGTGGTGAAGTAACTAAACGTGTAGGCGAACAGTTACAGAAACAGTTTGACTTTATGGAACAATCAAGTGCTTCTAGTGGTATTGACTATAAATTTATCACACGTTTTGAAGTATTAGATGGCGGTAATGGTGCAAGTACTCCTATTGTTTTAGAAACATGGGAAATGTATGGTTGCTTCTTAACAAGTGTTGACTATGGTAATGCTGAATATACTTCAGATGATCCAATGACACTTACATTATCTATCAGATATGACAATGCTATCCAAGTTCCTGCAGAAACTGGAGTAGGTTCAACAGTGGCAAGAACATTAGGTACAGTAATTACAGGCTAATAAACTAGCCTAACAAATTAAAAGGCCCGATTAATTCAGGGCCTTTTTTTATGGATAAATATTGTATATAACGGAATAAACATATGGCATTCTTAGGTGGATTTTTTAATCAGTTTCTTAATCAGTTAGGAACTGGTGATCAGGTAAAAGACTATCAACATGCGGCTCGCACCTTTGTTGATGGGCTTTATCGTCTTGGACCTAAGTTTCAAAATCTATTTCATGTTTATGTAGACTTAAACCCAACTGCGGCCACTACAGATCAAAACAGTCAAATTGAAATAGGATTATTAGCAAAGAGTGTTAACTTACCAAAATTTTCAGTACAAACAAAAACTTATAATGCCTACAATCGTAAAAACATAGCACAAGAAAAAATAAAATACGACCCTGTGTCAATGACATTTCATGACGACAGTTCTAACATTGTTAGAAACTTTTGGTATGACTATTATTCATACTATTATAGAGATAGCGACCATCAAGAACCTCTATACAATATGGATCACAAATACCAACGTAGACAAACACAAGAATGGGGCTACACCCCTAAAGCATCTGTACACTATATAAACTCTATTAGAATTTATAGTCTACATCAGAAACAGTTTAGTTCATATATTTTGATTCGTCCAATAATTACAACTTTTGAACACGGTGAACATCTACAAGGTGAATATGTACCTTTACAACACAGTATGACCATTGACTATGAAGCAGTACAATATGAATACGGTCCAGTGTCAAGTGGCACTGTTCAAGGATTTAATGTTATTCACTATGATAACAGTCCAAGTCCTTTAACATCATTAGGTGGCGGTACTACAAGTATTTTAGGTCCTGGGGGATTGGTAGAAGGAATTGGAAGTACAGTGACTAATTTACAAAACGGAAATTTTTTAGGTGCTGGTCTTGGTGCATTAAGAACTTTTAATAATTTTAAAAATGCTGATTTAAAAACAATAGCTGGTGCTGAGTTACAGCAGACAGCAATGAATATTTTACGAGGACAAAATTCTCAAAGTTCTATATTTGTTCCAACCCAATCAGCAGTAGCTGATGCTCTTTCAAAAGCTGTTAATGCTAAGCCAGGTGCAGGAGCAACTAGTTCAGGAGTATCAATGACTGGTATGAATGCTCAAAACAATGCCATTGGTAGTACCAATGCTGGAAAAATAGGAAACTAGAATGTCATCTGGAAATTTACCATCATCTTCAACTACTACTGATCAAACACAAAAGTTTTTTAATAATTTTTTTAATGATCAATTACGTGTCTCACAAAATGTTGATGATGCTATACTAGGTTTTTTTGAATCAGTAACTGGTAATAGAGAAACAGCTAAAACATTAGCATCTGTGGTTTTGTATACTTCATTGAAACAGGGTATAGAGCCAATGGCTTTTATTGAAGAATTAAGAAATTTAAGTTCAGGCGTTAAAAAAGAAGTTAAGACACCAATTGATCCTTTATTAATTGAACGCAGTCACGAAACTATTGATGATGTTGAAGCTAATAAAACAACCTATGAATCAGGACAACTATTTTATGCCTCTACAGATAATAAATTCTATAGACTAAATGCAAACAGAGTTGATGCAGTACCTGACTACAGAGCAGAACAGATAGTGTCTACAGTGGAAGATGCTCCTATATCTTACAACTTCTATCAAGTAAAATATGTTAGTGAAGGTAACGAACTTAACGCATATTTAACCATGTTTCTTAACCTAAACAGAGCAAATACCAGTTTATTAGGAATTAGTAATAGTCCGCAAACTAACAAGTATATCACTAGAACTATTCTATTGTAATTATGAGTAAGTATGCACAGGGAAAATATCAGATAAAAAATCCTGAAAAATATATAGGAAAACACAGTCCTACGTATCGTTCTAGTTGGGAGTTTGCCTTTTGTGGATTCTGTGACAATAATCCTAGCATAGTACAATGGGCATCAGAAGCAATTAAAATTCCTTATAGAAATCCAGTTACTGGAAAAAGTACAGTATATGTTCCTGACTTTGTCATAGTCTATTCAGATAAAAATCAAAAGAAACACACAGAATTAATTGAAATTAAGCCTAGTACACAGGTAACTATGGAAACTGCTAAAACTCTTAAAGACAAATATAGTGTAGCTATTAACATGGCTAAATGGGCGGCCGCAGATTCGTGGTGTAAAGCCAATAATATTCGCTTTAGAGTTGTAACCGAATTTGATATCTTCAAGAATGTCAAGCG